CAAACGCTAATACCAATGTGGGCATGATGGGGTATACATTTAAGTACGTTGCACCGATCGCTGGCGCATTGAAGTATTCCGTTGAAGATGTTGGTGTTTCCATCGGCCTCATAGCAAATGCCGGCATTAAAGCGGAACAGGCGGGCACATCATTACGCGCAATCATGACACGCCTTGTTGCACCGCCAAAAAAAGCGGCAAAGGCGATGGCGGCACTTGGGTTATCTGTAAAAAATGCAGATGGATCTATGAAACCTTGGAATGAAACCATGCTGGAATTGCGAGCGAAGTTTGCTGGCCTGACGGATGCAGAGAAAACACAAATGGCCGCCAGTATTGCAGGCCAAGAAGCTATGTCAGGATTCTTGGCCATGGTGAATGCATCTGATGCAGATTTTGAAAAGTTGACGGCAGCCATTGGTAATGCAGATGGTGCAGCCGACCATATGGCGAAGACAGTAAATGATAATCTCAAGGGAGATTTGAAAGCTCTTTCGTCCACATGGGAAGCATTTCAGCTGGAATTTATGGAAGGCAAGGGCAGTGAGGGTCTGCGATCTTTTGTGCAAGGCGTTCGTGACGATGTTGCAAAGTTTAAGACCTACGTTTCTGACGGCTTCGACATCAGCGACGCGGGCAAGATCGCCATGAATGTTGTCGTGCAGCTCAAGGACAAGTTTCTTGAGCTTGACGGCGCAGGCTCTATTCTTGCGGGTGGCGCACTTGCAGCAGCTTTGTATAGGATCACGAGTCTCAGCAAGAAAGCCTATAGCGGCATCAAGGGATTCTTCACGTCTTCGGGCGGCGGCAAGACTGGACTCCCCGGTGGCGCGTCGGCGGTCTCGACCATGACGGTCCATGCGGGTATGGTCATTATCCATGCCGCGAGCATCGCCAATGCGAGTGCAGGAGGCGGCGTCAATCTCAGCAAGGGCGGCAAGGGAGCGGCTGGCGCAGGTGTGTCGGGCGCGGCTGGCGCGGCGGGAAATGCTGGGCGTGCGGGCAAGCTCCTCAAGAGCGGCGGCAAATTCCTCAAAGGCGGCGGTTGGCTCGCGGCCTTGGGTGCCGGCATCGGCATTTACGATGCGTACAGCACGAACGATGAGGTAGCGGCAGAAGCGGCATACGGCGTGGATGCGGCGCAAGAGAGTTACGAGAATAAGCTTGCCGATGGTACGGCAACGGAAGAAGACCGTGCCGCCGTAGACGCAGCCAAGGCCTACCAACAGAAGACCGAGGGCTATAACAAGAGCCGCATGGGCGGCGCGGTAGGCTCTGGTGTCGGCTCTCTCGCAGGCGCGTGGGCGGGGGCGGAAGCTGGCGCGGCAGGCGGCGCGGCCATCGGCGCACTCTTCGGCGGCGTGGGGGCTGCACCGGGCGGGGCCATCGGTGGCGTTCTTGGCATGATTGCGGGCGGACTGGGCGGCTCGGAGCTGGGGGAAATGCTCGGCAGCGGTATCGCGGAGAGTTTTGACGGTGCGGTTGAGAGCATAAAGAGTGGCTGGGATAATTTGAAATCAAGCGTTTCCGCTGGTTGGGAGAGCATCACGGCAAATATTTCCGCTGGTTGGGAGAGTGCGAAGCAGAGCGTCGCAAATGGGTGGGAAGGTCTCATATCGTGGTTTAGCTCTGCCGTATGGATGCCGATTGCCGATACCGCTATTACGGGTATCAACGTTGTTGTCGGCATCGCTGCTCTTGGTTGGGAGATGATAAAACCCTATTGGGAGCAAGCTTCCGAGTGGTTTGATTCCACCGTCTGGCAGCCGATCACCAGTACGGCTGAATGGGCGTGGAACGGTATTCGTAGCTTTGCCATTGGTGCATGGGAGTGGATTTGCGACAAATGGACTGCCGCTGCGGAATGGTTCGATTCCGTTGTTTGGCAGCTGATTCTCAACACGGCTGAGCAGACTTGGAACGGCATTCGTGATTTCATCATCAATACTTGGGATTGGATTTGCGGCCAGTGGGCTACCGCCTCCGAATGGTTTAATTCCACGGTATGGCGACCGATTTCCCAAGCCGTTGAAACGGTAAAGACGACCATCACCAACGCGTTTGACGAGGCACTTTCCTTCGTCAAGGGCATTTGGAACGGCGTTGCCTCGTGGTTTGAGGCGAATGTCATCAATCCCATCAAGGAGAAGTTTCAAGGCCTTATTGACCTCAAAAATAAGATTGCCGATGCGGGTTCTGCTGTTACGGGGCTTACAACGAGCAACGGCACTGGGCATAATGCCATCGGCACGTCGTATTGGGGTGGCGGATGGACAGAGGTCAACGAGCACGGCGGCGAGATCATCGACCTGCCGCAAGGCTCGCGTGTCTATCCGCACGCGACGACGATGAAGATGCTGCGTGACAGCATGGAAGGGGGCGGCAGCTCGCCTATTCCTGCCACAGCGCCTGTCACTATCACGGGGAACACCTTCCATGTGCGCGAGGAGGCAGACCTCGACCGCATCGCCTATAAGCTGTATCAGCTCATGGCAAAGAGCCACGTCAATATGAATGGGGGAGTGATGGCATGAGCCTCATGAGCCTGTGGAATCAGGTCAACAATATTGGCGGCTTCCTTCTTGGAGGTGGAGGGGCAAAGCGGCAGGTGATCCTCTCCGTAGAGGATGAGAAATTCACGCTGCCCGTTACGCCGCGCGTCTACAAGGTGCAGACGGAGCAGAACAACCGCATCGTCGATATCATCGACTTTGGCGAGGCACAACTCTTCGGCAATCCGAAGCTCAAGAAGCTGTCTCTTTCCTCGTTTTTTCCGCATCCGAAGCACGAATACCCCTTTGTGGTCGGCGATTCTGCAGAGCCGTCGGAGTGCGTTGCGAAAATCGAGAAGTGGAAGGAGGCGAAAAAGCCCGTCCGCATCATTATAACGGACAGCCCCGTCAATCTGATGGTCGCAATCAAGTCCTTTGACTACAAGGAGCAGGACGGATCGCGCGACATCTACTTTGACCTCGATCTCGTGGAGTGGAAAGACCTCAACACGCCGATGGCGAACAACGACAAGCAGGTGGACGACAAGACGGGACTCAAAGATCGCCCTGTAGAGCGTACCCCGCCGCGTCCGAAAGCCATTCAGCGCGTCCAGGACTTCCTCGATGCGAGTAAAAAGGCGTACGGCGATTATCAGCATTGGCGCGGCATGGCAAACGCGAACGGCATCAAGAATCTTGCGATAAAGGAGCTGCGCGGCGCACTCGGTAAGCTTAAACTGAAATAGGAGGGTGTATGAAGGTCAAGATTATGCAGACGGATATTTCTCATCTGCTCACATCCTGCACATGGTCAGGATCGCGGCTGAACGTCGCGCGTAAGCTTGAGTTTTCCTTTGTGCAGGACGACCGCGATCCGAATGTCCCCGTGATTGACGTGGATAATGGCTACACCTGCTATGGCTACGATGACACGGGAAATCTCGTTTTTGAGGGCAATATCTATGCGCTCGAGCGCGACCGTGCAAAGGCTACAGTGCGTGTCACGGCATTTGACCATTTGATTGTCCACGCACGAAGCAAGACAACACGTAAGTTTGACCATATCACTGCCGAGGACATCACGCGGCAGCTCTGCGCGGAACTCGGCGTCCGCATCGGCGATATCGCGAAGACAGGCGTGCCGGTGTCTTTTATCGCGAATGCAAAGACGGGCTATCAGACGATTATGGGCGCATATACCGAGGCGGCGAAGGTGACGGGCAAGAAGTACCACCCTGTCATGAACGGCGCAAAGCTCGACATCGTGGAGAAAGGGACGCTCATCGAGGGCTATACCGCAGATTCTGCACGCAATATGGAGGAGAGCACCTACAAAGAGAGCATTGAACAGCTCGTCGATCAGGTGCTTATCGTGGACGAAGAGGGCAATCGCGTCGATTACGTCAAAAATGACGAGCATATCCGGAAATACTCTATGTTTCAGGAGGTCTATAAGACCGACCCGAACAAGGATACGCAGACCGAGGCGAAAGCCTTGCTCACAAAGCCGGAGCGGTCAGGATATATCACGGCACTTGGCGACTACCGTGTAAAGTCGTCCTACTCCATCATCGTGAAGGACAGCCTTTTCAAAGGGCAGTTCTGGGTCAAGTCCGACATGCATACCTTTGTGGACGGCAAACATGAGATGAAGCTTGAACTTGAGTTCGAAAATCTCATGAATGAGGAAAAGACCGAAAAGGAGAAGGAAAAGAAAGAGACGGAAGGAGGAAAGAAACGCCGTGGCAGAGGTCATTCCAAGCGCGGAAAACTCCGTGAACAAGATGCTGGAAATCCAACATAACATTGCAGAGGGGCACAAAACACTCCCTCCGAGTGTCGGCAAAGTGCTGACGCCGCCGCCCGCACTTTCCGTCGAATGGAACGGTATTATACTCACGCCCGACAAGATCTATCTGAATGAGTATTGGCTGCCGGGGCATACGCGTCATATTGTCGGCGAGACGAGTTTTCGCGGCGGTGGCGGCGGTCTTGCCATGTACGAATCGCATAACCATCCCATCGACAATGATGAGACGTGGACGGATACGCTGAAGCCAGGCGACATCGTGAGTGTCTACCCGCAGGAGGACGGGCAGCTCTTTATCATCGAGAGTAAGTTGGTGAAATTATGAGCAGTGAATTTCCTTTTATCGGGGCGATGCGTGATATTGTGGCGGGTGATCTGCCTCTCTTTCAGGAATATGCGTGGGACTTTGAGCGAGACTGTTTCCTCTATGATGTGAATGGGCGGCACATTCTTTTGTCGGGGAATTCCGCGCTTGAGGTGTGGATTTACAAGGCACTCAAGACGGAGCGTTTTGAGTATCTCGCGTATTCGTGGCAGTACGGCATCGAGCTAAAGCCTTTTATCGGCAAGGTCATGGGCGTACAGGAACGCTATTCGGAGCTGCGGCGTGTGGTTACAGAATGCCTAATGGTCAATCCGCACATCAAGAGCATTGACAGTTTTTCCATCACGCCGGAAAACCGTGCGGAGCTGGTACGGGTGCACATTACGCTGACAACGGTATACGGGGAGGTGAAGATCAATGTATAGGGCACGGGAGCAAGCAAACATCCTGCGTGATCTACAAGAGCGCAGCGATACACCTGCAAGCAAGATCGAGGGGACGTTTGAGTATGACGTGCTGGCGTCGAATTCGATTGAGTTCGGCAAGGTGGAGGTAGAGCTTGAGGAGGCATATCGGCAGAGCTTCGGAACGACGGCGACCGATGAATACCTGACGATGAAAGCTGCGGAATCCGGTGTGTTTCGCAAGAAGGCCGTCAAGGCGCATGGCATTTTGACGGTAACAGGCAGCGGCCTCATCCGAAAGGGCAGTCTTTTTGCAACAGAGGGCGGCATACGCTTTGTTTCCGTCGCTGATGCCGCAATCGTATCCTCCGGAAAAATCGAAATTGAGGCCGTCGATGCAGGAGCCATCGGCAATACCCCAGCTCGTACCATTACGAAAATTCCCTTCTCCATCCATGGCATCAGCGGTGCCACGAATGAGGCGGCGATGCAGGACGGATATGACGAGGAGGAAGATGAGGCACTGCGTGACCGCTATCTTGAGCACGTGCGCTATCCCGGCGCATCGGGAAACAAGCGACACTATATTGAGTGGGCGACATCGGTTCCTGGCATCGGTGCAGCGAGCTGCATTCGTGCGTGGAACGGTGCGAACACCGTCAAGGTCATCGTCAGCGATGCGAATTATACGACGGTGAGCGAGTCCCTCATCAAGAAAGTTCATGAGCGTATCGCAGAGCAGAACCCCATCAATGCAATCGTGACTGTTGTATCTGCGACCATTAAGACCGTCAATATTGAGGCGCGGGTTCGGTGGCAGCCGAACGTGGACGATTTCAAGCAAGCGGTGCAAAAATACTTTCGTGAGATTGCACGGGCTGGGCTTGGCAAGGGCAGCTATGTGAGTATTGCCAAAATCGGTGCGCTCCTGCTGCAAAGCGGCGCGGCACAGGATTATGACAGCCTCACGCTGAACGGTGCAGCAGCCAATATATCACTCACGACTGAGGAGCTACCCGCACTCGGGAGGGTGGTGCTGCATGGCTGATTTTCACTTCCTCCGCCTCGAAAAAGTCAATCTAATGCGTTATCTGCCAGGGTTTTTGGCAGAGGATATGTCTTTTACGGACGTGCAGGAAAAGCTTTCAGCGGAGCATGAGCGGTATCGGCTGTTTTTGCCTGAGATCACAAAGCAGTTTTTTATCGAGACTGCAACGTGGGGGCTGCCCTCATGGGAGGAGGTCTACCAAACCAATCCACCGTACGACGCAAGCATTGAACTGCGGCGCACTCTTGTCAAGGCAAAAATGCTCGGACGACAGCCTGCAACGAAACGCCGTATCGAGCTGCTTGTCAATACCTTCACGAAAGGCGGTGATGCGTACGTTGAGGAAGATGTAGCGCCCGGATGCTTCCAGTTACATTTTCCCTCGGTCATTCTCTGGCAGGAGCAACTGGAGGAGGCCCTCGATGCGGCCGTACCCGCGCACCTTATGTACGATCTGCATTTTGAGAAAGACAAAGCCGATGCAGTACTCTACTACGCCTCCACCCCGTCCATCCACACGACCTACGAAATACGCCCGGCGGAGATCACGGACGCGACGGCGGATGCGCGGCGCTATGTCGGTGCAGCAGTCTCTACGCACACGGTATACGAAGTCTATCCCGACACCGTGCAGGACGCGGCGATCGGCAGCACGATCTATGCGGGCGGTGTTGGCAGTATCTACAAGAGTATTGAGGTCACGCAGACCTAGGAAGGAGTAAACATGGCAAACTGGATAGGCGGACGCCTCACAAAGGCGGGCAACGACCTGCAAATCAAAGTGGAGGCGGGACAATGCAAGCTTGAACTGACGAAAATCAAACTCGGCGACGGCGCGGAAGGACTGGACGCAATCGAGACTATGACCGATCTCGTTGGACCCAAAGCCGTCTTTGGTATCAGCAGCATTGTTGCAAAAGACGGCATGTGCACCGTAACGGGCATCATCTCATCGTCCAATGTCACGGCGGCGTTCTACCCGAGAGAGTGGGGGCTTTTTGCAAAGGATCCCGACAGAGGAGAAATCCTCTACATGATCTCGCTCGACCCGAATCCCGAATCCATCCCACCAAAGACTGCCGCACTCAAACAGGCGGCGACGTACGCGATGAACATCGTCGTGTCGAATGCCTCGAATATCGAAGTGCGAATTGACCCTGCGGGACTGGTCAACACGGAGATGCTGGCACGTGGTGCGCGGCTCATCAAACGCGGGACAGCGTATCAGTACGGAGACGTACTATATGACCCTGCGATGCACACGAACCTCCTGCTCTTTTGCACGCAGGGAGGGACGACTCAGACCAACTACAAGGACTATCGGGGGGCGTCGCTCGGACAGGAGTACACCGACGGCTCTGCAAAATTCTATGTTCTCGAAGGCGTAGAACGTGGCAGGGATTTGTTTGTGCGCAACGGAGAGGGCGATGTTACCATAACCTCTGATTTGTCGCAGCCGAAAATTGGCGTGAAATGCACAGTTATCGGCAATGACGTATCCATTGCATCGGATACATTTTATACGCAGCAGTTCAGGATGCTCCCCAATGGGGACTTTACACTTTCATAAACAGGAAAGGAAGATGAAACATGGCAGGAAATTTTGTACCACCGACACAGAGCAGCACGCTCGGAACGTCGGGTAACAGATGGGCGGGCGGCTTTTTCGATAAGCTTGCTGTAAAGACGCTCGAAGTGATCGGAGGTGGGACGGAGAATGACGCGCAGCCCGCAACGATTGGGTGGGTGAAACAGGGCTTTTTAAAATTATTGCAAGCCACGTTGAAAGCCGCCGGCTTGCGGGTACAGGTGGGCTGGGAAAAAAGCGGCTACATTTGTTTTGGTGACCTGTTCGGCGGACTTATCGTTCAGTGGGGCGAAGCAGATTGGGGAAAACTCGGAAGATATACAGAGATCACTTATCCGATTGCATTCCAGCGATCCTGCTTTGTCATTCCTATAGACACATCGTACGGAGATGTCAAGAGCATTCCCCAAGAGGGGATCCCGGTTTTTGTGGTAAGTCAGGAATTTTCGACCACTACAAAAGCTCGTATTGTCAGCAATGTTGGTGGTATAGGAGCTTTTAACTTTCTGGCAATCGGGTTTTAAGGAGAGTGTATCGCTATGGAAATGTTAGCCAAATTTGACAAGAATGGATGCCGTGAGACGACGGTGCTTGAAGGCGCGCATTATCGTGACGAAGCGTCTCGGGAGAGCTATATCCGACAAGGATACGTTGCGATTAGTGAAGAAGATTTTGCATATTACGTGGGGGTGCGTGGAACAGGCGACAACGGCACGGGCTACATCCGCGACCCAAAGACGGGTAAGCCTGTCTCCGCGCCGCCTGCGCCGCCTGTAGAGACAACAGAAGAGCCAACGGCAAACGTACCCGAAACGGAGCTGGCCGTCATGGAGGGTATGGTCGACATGCAGAGCCGCATCGCGGCGCTGGAGGCAGAACTTGCAAAACTCAAAGGAGGAAAATAACAATGGCAGCAACAATCTACAGCTACATCGTCGTCGCTTATGGCGTCCTCGTGCAGGGAGGGAAGTTTGCACTGTCCCCGGAGGACAACCCGAAGAATCTGCGTGTTGTACTGGAGACGTACCGCGAGAAGGTCGCAGAGTGGATCGTTGAGCACCCCGTAGGGTGATGAGAAGCGCAGAATAGCCGTCATGACAAGTGGCGGCTTTTTCTGTGCAGAGAAAGGAGTGATGCTCATGCAGAGTATTTTAACATGGCTCGCGGATTGCGTGCCGACAGGGACGGAGGTGGAGGCAGGAAGCATGACGGCGGTAGTAGGCGGAGTGATCGCGTACCTTTGCGGATGGGATAAGGCGATGGAGGCACTTCTGGTACTCATGGGAATGGACTATGTGACGGGAATGCTGGCGGCGAAGGTCAATCCGAACCTCGGCGGATGGAGCAGCAAGGTCGGTTTTCGGGGGATTTGCAAGAAAGTGCTCATCCTCTCCATCGTCGCCCTCGCGCACTTTATTTCAGACCTTACGGGCGGCGAGGCGGCACGCGTGCTTGTGATCTGGTTCTTTATCGGGAATGAAGGGCTGTCCATCATCGAAAATGCGGCGAACTCCGGCGTACCCGTCCCAAAGAAGCTGCGGGACACGCTGGAACAGCTGAAAAACGAGAAGGATGAAAAGAAGGGAGAACAGAAATAATGGCACACGTATTACATCCAAGCGAGATGCGGCGCGTATCACCCGCAGAACTGGAAAGCCTAGCCATGTACTACCGTGAGGCAATCGCTGACGCAGCAGCAACGCAAGGG